CCAAGAAGAAAATTTATCTTCGCTTTGTTCAAGGTCTTTCCAATAATTTTGTTTTAAATATTCAAATAAACTTTGTTCGTTCATTTTAGTTTTTGTTTATATGTTTCTATTAATTCTTTTAGTTCGTCTTTTGTCCATTTTTTAACATCGTGTGCTTTTGCTTGAAGTTCCATTAATCTTTGCGCTCCTATTCGTTTTTCTATACCTATTTGATAGTTCAACAGGTTACCACTTAAATAAGTGTTACAAGCTTCACATTGCAAGTGTACGTTGTCTTCGTTAAACCTTACGTTACTATGTCCGCCTTGTGAATAGTAGTGTCCTGCATTTTCTTTTTTACAAGGTTTGTTGCACGAAATACAATTAAGTCCAGCGTCACGAACACGAATAAATTTATTAAACACCTGTTGCGCTATTTTTAAATAGTCGTTTGCAGTTTTTAAGTTCTCAACTAATTTTTTTTTCTTCTTGTTCCATTCCTTTAACTTTTGTATTTCAACCATTGCTTTTATACATTCGTTTTTTAAACAAAACTTTTGTAAGGTGCTGAACGGTGTAAATTCTTCTTTGCAGTTAAAACATTTTTTAGTTCGTGTTTTCAAAGTTCAATATTGTTTAACTCTATTTGTCTTTTAAGGTTTTGTATTTCTTGTTTTTGTTCCAAATTTAACCGCTCTAAATTAAAATTCATTTGTCTTGCAACTCTAAATTCCTTTTCCAAGACTTCATAAACAACCATTGCTCGTCTTATGTCTTTTAAAGAACTTTGCATTGAAGTTATTAAGTCTGTTCGGTTAGGGTGTTTCGTTTTTATCTCGTACAAACTAATTTCTAATTTTATACAGGTGTGGTTTAAGTTTATTCTACTGCTCAATAAGTCAAGTTCCATTTTAAAAAAGTTTTAGTTAGTTTTAAGTTGCTTTACAAAAACAATCAGTTTCAAAATTAAAAAGTTCTATTTGTGTTTTAGATAATTCGTGTAAATCTTTTGCTTGTGTAAATGGTTTTTTTGCTAATTCTTTAATTTCTGCAATGCTTTTATTTGTTCTTAAATCAAATCTTGGTATTGTTTCGGAACTATATTTATTTTCCATTTTTTCCCACCATTCTGCAATTTTTGGGTTTTCTTTTACAATAGTTAATCTTTTTTTTAAAGACTTTTTAAAACATAAATCACAATTTCCTTCATAATCTTTTAGCTCTAAATCAAATGTTTGGTTTTCCCACCAATTACGAATAAATTTTGCGTCAACTTTTATTTCATCACAAAGCGGGTAAAGTAATTTTTCGTTTGTTGCATTATTTGATTTTCTATGTTGTTCGTCTGCTCTAATTCCAATAATTCTATAAACTTCAAAGTCTTTGTAATTATTTCTAATAAAAGCTTCAACAGGTCTTAATTTTAATTCTCTCGTGCAATTAGAAGCCATATTGTTTGGTAATGGATATTTTTTTAACATTTCTTCAAATGGTTCACCATTTCTTGATGCTGTTTTAAAATTAACTATTTTATAAGTTGTCCCAATTTGTTTTTCGTGTATTATTTTTGCTTCTAACCAAATTACATTTAAATTAAATTCTTTGTCGCATTTTTCTATAAACGCAAGTGTTTCTTCTTTTTCTTTTCCTGTATTTAAAAAAACAAATAAAACATTTTTATATTTTGTATTTTCCTTAATGTATTTGGCTAAAAACATAGAAGTTCTGCCACCTGAAGTCATAACAACATACAATTTTTCTTTTTCCATTTTAAAAAGATTTTAAGTTAATACTATTTGTTGGTCTAAATTCCGAAATTACGTCTTTTCCGTAAACTTTAAAACCTAATCCGTAATTATATTCGCAATAAACAGGGTCGTTTAAGCCAGTGTGTTTCCCGCCTGTGTCTATGTCTTTTATTTTTTCAGTAGAAACCCAAGTTACAAATTTCATTACATCGTGCTTAATTAGTCTATGTACAACTATCATATCATCACATCTATTTGTAAATGCTTTGCCACCTTCAACGTGGTCTTTTAACGGTGCTTTTAAATGTCCTTTAAAGTCTCCGTCTGCGTAAATATTTGAACTCCTTCCGCTTTCAGTATTTGGATGCGTGTTTATGTAAATTGTCATTCCTGTTTTGTTTACAAATTCTCTTGCAGCATTCATAAATTGGTAGTTACCTTCGTAAGTCATATTGCGGTCTAAACCTGTAAATGGGTCAATAAGTGCAACATCGCATTCGCTTTGTTCAAATATTTTAAATAATTCTTCGTGTTTGTACAGGCGGTCGTTTTTTACAAATGTAAAGTATTGTTCTAAATATGCTGAGTAATTTCTAATTTCATCGTGTGTTAATTGCTTAAAATTTATTCCTGCGTACATTTGTATTAAGTCTCGCAAAATTTGTCCGTGTTGATTTTCACCGCTCCAAATAATAAACTTTAATTTATGTTTAAGTGCAAGTGCTAAAAAATACCAATTTATAAAATAAGTTTTACCAACGTTGTCGTGTCCTAAAATTATGTTTACTTGCTTACGTTTGAATTTTAAATAGTCATCAAGTCCATTTCCAAGTTCTAATCCGTGTTTTATTTTACCGTCTCTGTAGTTCAATAAATAATCAAGTGCTGAACCGTTAGTTAATATATCCATATTTTCTTGCTTTTATTTCTTCAGGTGAAATACCTTCGGAAGTTGGTTCGTTTTTCTGTAGCCATTTTACAGCCGTTAAATATAAACTTTTATATTTAGTATTTTGCTTATAGTTTTCAATGTCGTTTAAAACGTTGTTAATTTGTGTAATTGTATGTTTATCTAATAACTTTTTAACTTCGTCTTCAGAAATAGACAAATGAGCGAAGCTCCTATATATATCTTTTACATTTACATTAACATTATCATTAACACTTACAGCTATGTTTGCCATAGGTTTTATGCGTTTGCTATCGTTTGCTATATTTTGCCATCTTTTTGTTGCTCCTGCTATTCCTGCTTCACTACGTTTTTGTTTCTTATCGCCCCATTTTAACAAGTCACGTTTTAAACTTTGTTTAATTGGTTCAAATGCAATTTCAGTTATTAAGTCTTCGCATTCTGGGTTTAAATCATTTACATATTTCAAAATATGTTTAAACAATTTTCCCGCTTGTTCGTCTGTTAATTTTTCTATTGTATGTATTATGTCACTATACAATATAAACCCTTTTTTTTCTTCAGCCATACTAATTTTTTTATATAAAAATACCCCTGCTCAATCCGTTGCGTCTAACTTCAACTTCATAAACAAGGGTAATAATTCCTTTTGTACTTATAATGTTAGACGAGTACAGTTGCAAATATAATAATTATTTTAACATAAACACGAATTAATAAAATTTATTTCTTATTCTCAACTGAATTTTACGCAAGTCTTTTAAGTTCTTTGCTTCTTTTATTTCTTTACGTAAGTCAAGTTCTGGACGTTCTAAACTCAAAAGTAATTTATAATATTCTATGTCGTGTTGAAATAGTTTGTCGTTTACATCCGTTAAGTTTTGATATGTTTTTAATCCGTGCAGAATTGTTGCGTGGTTCATATTAAACAAACTTCCAATTCCTTTAAGTGTGTGTCCGTCTTCTCGCAGTTTCCTAAACAAATAAATTCTTCGGTGTACTATTTCACGTTTTCGGTTTTTCTTTGCAAGTCCATCTTGTTCTATTATTTCTTTTATTAGTTCTATCATTTTTCTATTTGTTTAATTTCAATTATAATGTCATCGTTTTTTTGTATTAAGTTTTTAACGTGCTGGGTGTCGTATGCTTCAACAATTCTTGTTTCTAACTTCATAGGAGCACCAACATACGCCCAAGTTTTAAATGTTGCTTTAAATCGTTTCATTTCTTTAAATTTTATTTGTTCGTTTTTTTTTATTCTGCATATTTCTAAATAAAGGTGTAAATCAAATGAACCCCTATCTTGTCTTTGCCACCAATCTAATTGGTCGTATATAGTTCCTGCTTTCATAGTTCGTGGTAAAAATTATAATTACTTTCATCGTTACTCGCTTTCCATTCCCAAAAGTCATAATGTACCAAATCGCTGTTTATTGCTTCCTGCATTTCTAAACGGACATCTTCTAAAATACGAATATTAATAATGTGCGGTTGTAAATGGTCGTCAGTTTCGATTATCCACTTTTCTGAAACATCAACATCTAATTCTATAAATGCAAACTCCGAAACTTCGTCATAGTCTTTAAATTCCCAAGTCCCAAATATTTGGTATTGCCAACCTAAAAATTCGTAGTTTAAAATCCATTCCCTGTGGTGAATTTCTAATATTCTATTTTCCATCTTACAGCGCTTTAAAATACATTAAACAATAGAATATAGCACACAACACTATAAACACCATTAGAGTGCTTGTAAAGTGCCTTAAAAACGATTTATGCTCTTCGGTTACAGGTGTAAAGTAATCAATTAATTTTTTCATAGTCTTATTTTTTAAAAAGGTTAAATAAATTTTGTAATTCTTTTAGTTCTTGGTCGCTTAAATAAGCTGTTAAAGTTTGAATAATTAAATGCATTTGGTTAGTCGTTAAATTGTCTTCTTCTTGTTGTTGTTTTAAGAAGTCCCAAGTAATGTCAAATTCTGTTTTCATAGTTTTAAATTGTTTTCGTTAATAATTATATGCAAATCTAATACTTATTTTAATAACTACAATACTTTTTAACAATTATTTTTAATTTATTTTTAAAATCCTTGTGTTTATTGGGTTTGCTAAATAGAAAAAAACGTAATTTATATTCATTCTAAATAAGTAAAACACTTAATAAAGGTAATTTTTACTTAATAACGTAATATAATAAGGTAAAACCCTTAAAAACTTTGCTATTATTAAGGTTATACTTTTAAAAAGTCCAAACAAATTTATACTCACAGTATAAAAATCTGCATAAATTTTTTCAAGTGTTTATGAAAATTGTAAATCATATCTTACAAAAATGATGGTTTTTGTAAACTTTATTTAGCATAACCAACAAAATTGTAGGTTTTAAGAATTTAAATTGGTTATAAAACACAAAATTGTAGGTTTCTGTAAACTTTATTTAGCGTTATTTGTGACAAAAAAAAACAGCTGCGTGCTGGGGAGCTTACAACTGCTTTCTTTTTATTAACTATGAATTGCAAATATATTAAAAAATATTTGTTAATCGTGCAACTTGTCCAAATTCTTTGTGATGTATGTAGCCTTCAACCGCTTTTGGTACGCCTGTATATCCGTTTTTATGATGCCAACTATCTGAACCTGAAGGACTGCGTAACGTTTCAAATGTCACCCCTATAAAATCTTTACTTGTTTTGTGGTGTACGTGGTGTGAATAAATATATCGGTGTTTAGTTTCGCTCCAAAGTATTGGAAACTCCGTAGCTAACAATAAAGGTAAGTGTTCTATTTTCGCTCCGTCGCCGTGTGTTGTACCTATCAAGTTGTTTCCGTATTTAAATGCCTTACGATGCTTTAAATCTACATTAAAATTGATTGTAGACTTACTGAAGTGTGCTTCTATTAACTGCATTAAAAAGAATCCGTGTGTGTAATCGTGGTTGCTTGGATTGTAAACAACTTCGACTTCTGCAAAACTTAATAACTTTTCTAACAAATCAATATACAGGTTCTTTGCCATTATAAAATTGTCGTACCACATTCCATCGGTATCTTGCGGTGTTCCACCTGTAGTGGTTCGCTTGGTGTTGTCGGTGTGTAAAATGTCGTTTCCTGCAACAAATAAAACTTTGTCTATGTTAAACCCTTTCGCCTTGTTTAAGATTCCTTGCATTCCGTCTTTTGCACGTTTAACGGCTATCTGTGAATTATAGTCTTCGCCTGTTTCAAATGCTGTTGCAAGTTTTCCAATATGTAAGTCTGCAATATCAATTACAAGTAAATGCGTGTCTTCGCTTTTTATTGTTTCTATTGCGTGGTATTTCGGAGCGTATAACTTTATTTCTTTAATACATTCGTCTTTTATTCTTTGTATTTCGTTTAGTTCTTCAACCTTAAAGTTTGGGTTCTTAAAGAATAAACTTGCTTGTTTAGTTTTTAGCCATCCGTGTTTTACATCTTTGTCATCTACTCCAGCTTCGTCTGTTGCTTCTTTGATGCCACGATACTGCATTAAAACTTCAATCTCATCTTGTTTAAGACGAAACCTTGCGCTGCTATTTCCCATAAAAATTTAAATTAATGATTGTTTTGCGAACTTCCATAAGTACGAAAGTAGTAAACCTATTCCAACACCAACAAATAATAAATTTAAATTTCCTTTTGGACGGTTTTTTTTACCTTCAGCTTTTGCTTCTGCTTTTTCTACTACCCTGTCTTTGTAGATAGTTTTTACTTTTATTTTGTATTCACGTTTTAATTGTATTCGTGTTTTTGGAACGTAAACATTTTTAATTTTCCATTTAACTATTGTATCTTTTTGAGTAATAAATTTTTCGTAAATTATTTCGTTGTTTACAATTACAGGAATACTATCAATAGTTGATATTCTTATTGTGTCCATTTGTAAAGTGTCTTCGCAAACGTAACCTTTTTTAATTGCTTTGTTCAAGTGAAATTGAGCCGAACACGAATAAAGTAAAATGCTAATAATTACTATAAATAGTTTTTCCATTTTTTTTAGTTGCTTTTAATACTTGTTTACGATTTTTAGAACTATAACTAACGTGAACCCAAGACGGATTTTCATCGTTTCCAAACTCCCAAATAAGTTGGTCGAACTCTAACTTGTCTTTTATAAAATTAAACCCTTTAGCGCCGATTTGCAAGTCCATTGCTTCGCCTTTTGTATGTTGTGAAGTCTTTGAACCGCCTATCATTTTATTAACCTGTAAACTGCGAAAACCCGAACTAATTTGTATCGGTATGTTTAAGTGAATTCTTAAAGGTTCAAACACTTTTTCACACAAAAGTTTTGCGGACGCAATTTGCGACTCGTTCATTTGGTTGTTAAGGTTTCGTAACGTTGCTAATCCTGAAGATTGAAACTCTTTTAATGTAACGTGTGCGCTTAAATTCATTTTAACTTATTAATGTTGTCTTTAACTTCTTTTGCTCGTGCAAATAATAACTTTGCCGACTGCCATAAATCTATTCCCTTAACAACTTTGTAATTTTCGTTTATACTCATAACTTCTATTGAAGCAAGTACCAACGCTAACACTTTTGTAAGCATTAAAGGAACGGAAAAGAATTGTAAAATTATTTGGTTAAGAATATAAAAGTCTATTAAATAAAAAAGTATAACGGTCAGTTCATAAAGCAACAATTTAGAAATAATTGCTGAAAGTTTGCGTGATGTTATTTCTTGTTTTTGGTGTTTTGCTTTCCAAATTCCTGTAGCGGTGTCTGACAATATTAATGCAAATAAAAGTCCAAGTATTCCGCTAATAGGTAAAAAAAACGAAAAGCAAATTGTTATAAGTTTCAACGCTGAATTTTTAATTGTGTAAAGTAATAAGTAAAATTGTAGTTTCATAATCCTAAATTTTCAAGCGCATCCGTTAAGCTAAATGTTAAATAAAAAAATAAAGTGATTCCGGCTAAATTAATGTAAAGTTCAGTTCCTTGAACCATTAAAGAAAACGAAGTTATGTAGCCAAACACGAAATATAAAACTGCTAAAATATTTGTTTTCATATTAATTATGTCCTAAAAAACAATGTTTAGGATTGTTTACTTCTATTGCGTTACTTCCAAAGTCTATCTCTTGCTCACACATCACATCGTAATGGTAGCCACTTGCATAAATAGGAGCAGTAAGTTCATTACCTTCTTCATCATAAGTGCCATCAGTAGTGATAATCTTACCTATCTCAACTACTGCGTGAACACCTGTAGCGTATGTAAAACCTTCATCAGTTTCTACATAAACACCTTTTTTTAGTAGGTCTTTCATTGCAGTTTCTTTGTTCGTGTATTTAAGTTTGTAAATGTTCATATTATACAGTTGTTAAAGATATACATTGTGCATCAGTTAAAGCAGTTGTAAAAATTATTGATGAATTATTTCTTATTGTAGCATTTCCATTTAAGACAATGTCATCGTTTAAGTTTATAGAAGATAATGAAGCTGTAAAAACAATAGGAGTAGAGTTTGTTGATTTTAATTCTCCATTTATAAATAATTTTGTTCCAAAACTTCCATATTTCAAACACATTTTAATTTCTTGATTTAAAGTTGTATATCCCGAAAAAGATGTTGAATAACTAACGGAATTTGCATAAACTCTACCCGATAAACTTCCTGATGATGAAGTTGTTAAAAATATACTATTTGTAGAATTTTTATTTAAACACAATAAAGTTGAGCTTAATAATTGATTATTGAAATCTACAAACACAGTCCCCTCTGTCTGACCTATCAAACTACTTATACCTGTCTTACTAATCACATCAGCATTACGAGTTACTGTAGCTGTTGTTGTAGGAATGTAGGATGTTGCGTTTGCACCTGTTTCAAATTGAGCTCCCCATATAGCAATAGCTTGTTGTCCTATTACACCTGTATAAGTTAAAACATTATCAGTAGTTGCAGAAGCAATACGATAATCAATTTGTGTTCCTGCTGCACTTGTTGCAACAAATTGAAAAGAGCATCTATACCACCCATTACCATAATTTTCCATTTTAGGGTTTAAAACTCCAGCAGATGTATTACCTACTAATCCCGTTTGTAAATTAAAAAAAACTTTTACAATAGGAGTTTGGAATCCATTAAAGTCATTAAAATAACAAAAATCTCTTGTTATTTTTTTAGCGAAAAAAGATACTGAATAAGTAGTTGTAAGTGTAAGTCCACTTGGTCTTGAAAGAGCGTTAACTCCAAAAACAACATTTGATGTGCTATTTTCAACTAATATATCAGCAGTTGATGTTCCATCAGGAGAGGTTGATGAGTTTGCGGTTATAGTCGTGTTTGTTTTAGTCCAACTTGCATTGTCAAACTCTTCACTCCTTAATACTCTATTAGTCCTTGCAGGCTCAACCAATATACTTGGACAACCACCACCTGTATAATCTAAACGTGGCACATTGATAGCAACACTTTCTATAAGATTACTACTATTTACCCTTGTTGCAGTTGTTGCTCTTACAACATCCATATCGCCTAAACCACTGGTAGGTTTTACGCTATATAATTTACTTGCTTTATATCCGTTAGGTGTTACAATTAAACTTGCATCGTCTAATAAACTCATACTATACTATTTAAATTTGTTAATT